GTATGTTATATGGAGATGTATTTCTTGCCCAACTTGTTTGATTTAAATCAATATTATCTTGGTTTGAATCTCTATCAAAATTAAATTCATTTGGAGTAGATTTAAATTTATTGCCAATAATATAAGGGAATACTGGTAATCTGTATCCACCAAAAGAATTTGAAGATTCTGAATCAACAGTTGCAAAATATGCATAAGTTCCATTTGGAAAATCTGGAGTTACGCAGAATCTTCCATTATATTCATCTAAAACACTATCATCATCAATGTTTAGATAATCATAATCTTCAACGAAGAATCCTTGTGGGAAAATATTTTGTGGAGGTCTGTTTTCCTTTATTGAGGATACATAACCAGACTTCATCCTCGTTATACTTCCACCACTCTTATTTGAAAATCCGTATGGTCCGTAGATTGGATTCCCATCATATGCCCATCCTATAATTGGTGAGTGTTTGGTTGATGAAACTTCAATGTTATTTGATTTTATGAGATCGGGTATACCATAAAGAATTTTTCCACCAATTTCTTTTGAGAAAATACTTTCTCTTAATTTTCTTGGTGCATATAAATGCGTATATTGCAGTTCATATTTCGAATTTCTGTTATTGAATACAAATCCATCATCTTCAGTAATCTTACTAAAATATTTCGCAAATAAATTCACTGTCCAAGATTTTAATCTTGGAATAAGTTGAGATCTAAAACCAGAGGAAATTACAGAAATAAATGTGCTACTTGGAACATATCCAGCACCAGACTCAATAATTTTAACCGATTTAATTTGTCCATTGACTAAAATTGGAGTTAGAACAGCTCCAGTTCCACTTCCATTTGTTGAAATTAATAAATCGGGGGGAGAATTGTAATCTTTTCCTGGATTATTGATTAAAACTTCAACAATCTTTCCATCGTTTATTACTGGAATTAGTTGTGCTTCTGAACCACTAGTCAATGATAAATCTGGCAATCTATTGAAATTAATTATTTCCGAAGATCCATAACCAACACCAGAATCCTCAAGATGTACTGATGTAATTTCTCCTCTGAAAATTGGTTGAACTTGTGCCTTAAATGAAGAAGATACTCCAATATTTCCTACAATCTCCACATTTATTTGTGGATAATTGAAAATATGCGTTCCCGATCCTGATGAAGTAAACTTAATGTATTGATTTGTTCTATAGTAGAAATCTTGATCGTCAGTACCAATTCCCACCAAAGATAGTTTAAAATTATCGACATCAACTTTTGTTACATAATAATTTGTATTATTTGTTAACCCTCCTATTGAAGATCCTGCAGTATAGTAATTAACAATTTCTCCAGATTTAAAATCGTGATTTTCTATTGAAATAGAATCTAAAGAAGTACTAATTCCAGAAGAATTAATTGTTCTTTTTTTGTTCTCATAATTAGAACCACTATTTTCTACATTAATTTTCGATATTACAGACTTCTTACTATAAGATTCAATAATATGATTTCCTATACCAAAAGAAGTAAGAGATATTGTATTAACACCAACCAATGCATCATTAAATGTATTATGTAATTTTATTGTATATGAATCTTGAACGGAAACAAAGTATGAAGAGTTGGTAGTGATTCCTCCAACTGCTTGTTGTGAATTTGTTCTATAAACAATCTTTTCAGCGTTTCTGAACTTATGGAAAGTTGAAAAACCTATAGTATTGTTTGTTAAACTTACAAATGCAGATTTAGACTCTGCATTAAATGCTACCTGATGGTCAATTAACTTCATCGATGCATTTGCCTTTGCACCTGTACCATTACCACCGGTAATATTAACCTTAGGAGTTTCTAGATAATCAAAACCAGGATCAATGATTCTAATCTCTTGCAAAGATCCTTTAATTGCACAATGACCAGTCGCTCCAGTTCCAACAGAATCTGAAATTATCAATGTTGGTGGATTAATAATATCATAACCAAAACCAGAATTTAAGACATCAACACTTTCAACTGGACCATAATAAATTTGATCCTTTGATTTATAGTTTAATATCTCAACACCATTTACTAAGATACCAACTGTTCCCGGAGATGTTTGATACTCTTTGCCGTCGCTAATTGGGGGATTAATCTCTCTTAGAAGTTTTTGGGAACTTAATTTTTTAGAATAAAACTCATAATATTCAATTTTATTGTTAGTCGATGCTTGTGCAAGATCTTGTATTTGAATAAATCCATTAAAACTTGGATCTTTGTCCGATTTGTATATGTTTTCTTTACTCTTTGCTAATTTAAAATTATTTGGATCTATTCTCTTAACAAAATAAATTCCTTCGTCAAATAATTCAAATGATCCTGAAGTATAGTAAACAGAATCTCCAGTATAAAATCCGTGATTAGTGGAGTTAAAGGTATCGCCAGTATAACCTTGTACTACATCAAAACTTGCAGATCTTTCAAAAGCATTTAGTGGTTGTTGATTATAAAATGGAAGAGATGAAGAAGCTACAAGAGTTCTATCTTCTATTTTGTAAATATTTTGAATGTCGGTGGTTTGATTGGAGAGATAAGAATATTTTGAAGAATTAACTTTGTTTAAACTTCTTTGAAGTGAATGAAACTTAATTAAATCAAAATTTGCTACACCAATAACTTGTACTACGTCCTCTTTGGTTACAGAGTTGACTGTAAACGATTCTTGAGTGCCATCAGTAAAAGTTACTGTTACTATATCTCCAACTCTAAGGTTGTGAGCAATTTTTGTGATAATCTGGTATGTTTGAGTATTTCCGCTAACATTAAGTGATGATACGCTTAAAATTTCAATAATTGGAGAAACATTAAAGATCCAATTATTCGAAGCAACATCATTTTTTGGATTCACTCCAAGAGTTCTAATGATACCAATATCTTTATTATTATAAAAATATGTTTCATTAACAATATCTACATCATTGAGAACTGATGTAATTCTTACTTTAATAGTTTCGCTTGAATTTTTATTTGATGTTCCATAAGCATAAACATTTAAGCAAACATCAGTACCATCTAAAACTAAATCTGAAATATTCTCACATCCAAAGAATTGATTTAAACTTTTGGAAGTGTACGTAATTACTGCCTCAGTGCCATCATTATAGGTTACTACCAATTCTCCCGTTGAGGGGAATCCTACAGTTGAATCTACATCTAATGTAGTTGCTCCTGAATTTACATTTCCAATAAGTTTAGTTTTAGGATGAATTGAAAAATTACCATAGAGTGATCCATCTACGTTAATGTCTCTATTATATCCAGTATCAAAACTGAGTTTATAATACGTTTTATTTGATTTTGTAAAAATCTTTTCTACTTTAGATATAGAAGCATATCCTTTTGTTATAGTTCCATATGGATCTTGGTATAAAGTAGATTTTTCTAGATCATATGGATCTCCAGAAATGCTTTCTACTACTAAATTATTAGATATTTCGTAGAGAGAATCTGATGGTTTTGAAAGATAATCTTGAGGTCTTATAATTTTGACATCTTCACCATAAAGTGCATTGAACAAAATCTTAAAGGAAAGATCAGTTCCCCTAGTAGAGTAGAAGTCCTTTGATTGCTTAAGGAACAAATACTTATCTAAAGAACTATAAAATTCTCTGTTTTCAAATCCAGGAGTAACTTGATATTTAATCTTATTAAAAAATTCTTTTAAGAAAAGAGCACTTAAGTTTACAACTGATGTGCCTTCTTTATGATCTGCAGATTCGGATGATTCAAAGAGAAGTTCATCAGGTCTATTTTGACTATTGTATGAAGTTGTACCAGAAAATCCTCTTATACAACCAGTGAAAGAATTGGCAGTCTTATTAGTATAAGTGATAATTTCATCATCTATCTGCAACAATCCATAAGAGTCTGGAAACCCTATTGTGCTTGATACTTCAATGGTTTCATCTAAGAATTCAATATTTGAAGTTAGAGTTGTTGATTCTGTATTACTCTCAATTGTATCTAATTTTAGATATTGATCAATATTTTGAATAATATCAGTTGATGCACTTTGAAATTCTTGAGAAATATAATATTGCTTTAAAAACTCAGCAACTAAAGGAAATTCTTCCCTAACATATTGAGGAAGTTGATTCTGGATAATGTTATTAAACTGAATTCTTTTCTTTGTCATTTTATGATCTTACTAAATTCCCGTTGCTGTAGCTTGATTTTACAATATAGTTAGATGCTGAAGGATCGAGACCTGAAGAAATTTGATCAGGAATCATTTCAAAAACACTCTTATTAATATCTAGTTGAAGATATAAATCCTGTAATCCAATTACATCATTTGATTGCGGTATCGCTGATATTTCAATAATAGTTTGTCCGTCCTTTACTTTTCCTGATAAAATGTTAATTGGATTGAGAGTAATGATTCCATTTTTATAATCTATTTTACCAACGTTTCTTTTTACAATTGTTGCAGTAGTTGAATTGACGTTCGGAACCGTGAATAAAAATATTGATCCAGATGTTCTGTTACTATCCGGAATATCTGAGAGATAAACAGGTTCTTGAAAATCTGTAACTCTAAATGCTGAGGATTTTATGTTATATCCATCAATATTTTTAATATGGAACTCATTACCAAATCCAATCTGATATTCAGCAAAAGCATTTAAAACAACTCTCAGATCTCTTCTCATCTGAACGGTGGTTATGTTTGAAGTTATTGATTCATGACTATCATCGATAATCTTTAGAAATTTACTATACTTAAATCTAGCACCATACTTATTTAATTCAGTAGATTCTGCATACTTATTTGCATTTGTTTGAACAATACTAGAAACATAAGCAGAACTTGGTGCCAAATTTGTATTATAGTAAATATTAGAATTTGCTTCAATGTATAGGTACTTGAGATCTAAAATTTCTGGAACAATTCCAGCAACTGCATACTTTTTAAGATCTCTCTTGATATTTTCTTTAATCAGATTAGGTAAAAAGTCTCCATTTCTTGGTTTAATACTAATAAAAACTTTTCCGTATTGTGGAGGAACTAATTCTTCTCCACCAAAAACTGATATGGATTCCGTTTCTGGATATATTTTTGTTGGAATCAGTGCTTCATAATCATTTGCTGAGAGTGCTCTATTCTGAGACGCATAAATTCTTGGAGCATACTTCTTGATAGACTCAACAGTCTCAATATTCTCTCCTCCCTGAGATGTAATTCCGGGAGTTAAGAGTGATATTCCTGACGTAACAGTATACTCAATAGAATTTCTTGTGTATGATAGTCTTCCAGAAAAAGTAAATTGATTTATACCATTTGCACTATCTCCATTCGAAACAATATAATCAATTTCAATATAGTTGTTATTTTCTAATTTCTTTCCAAAAAGAATACCATCACCAAAGATTAATTCATATCTTTCGTCCTCAATCTCCTGAATATAATAAACTCTAGAATCTTTAGTTACATTAAAAACACTATCTTGCAGAGTATATTTTGTGGATGAAGTTGCAGATACAGAATCTCTGACTCTTACTGAGATTAATGCTGTATCAACGCCTGCGTTTGGTAAAATAAATCTTTGATTTGGATTATTGGAATCAACCGTGAAGTTATTTTTCAATAAAACTCCTTCATAAATTTGAATATCATTAAATGATGCAATGTTATCTACAACAGGAACTGTAATATCATCTAAAATTGAAAATACAAAAGATTGATTTCCAAAAGTGCCTGATGTACTAGCAACAGTTCCCTTTTTTAAGGTAATTGATGCTGGAACTGGAGTAATATTACTTGTATCTACGAAAAAACTTATCGATGCAACTGCTGCTTTTCTTGATCTTGGTATGTATCCAATATTCCTTGCGAGTGCAACTATATTCTCTCTAAGAGTCGCACTATCAATAAACACTTCATTTGCAACCATATTTGCATTATATGAAGTGATATAGGTATTATATGCCAAGACATCAAGAATTGTTGAAAGATTGGATCCTTCAAAATCATAATCAGTGAAATTTGAATTTGCTCTTAAGTAATCTCTTAAGCTTGTTTTAATCTGGTCAAAGTCCAGATTTGAAAAGTTTACTAACGGCATTTACCTAGTAGATTGCAAAACGAACTGTAATTGTTGCGGCGGAACATCAATACCAACAATTCTGTAAACGATAATAACATCAAAAGCACCATTATCATAATCAGGATTAGTTTGAACATCAATTAAACTAACTCTAGGTTCATAGTTGGTAATCGAATTTCTAATTTCATCATTAATAATTGATGCTGAAATTTGATCGACGTTTTCAAAAAGTGATCTACTTACCTTTGATCCAAAATTTTCATTAAAAAACTTTTCTCCAGGTAATGTAAATACAATATTTCGAACTGAACGAGCAATTGCAGATTCATTTTTAAGGGCAATCAGGTCATTCGTCAGAGGATTGCTCTGAAATGTCATACTAATGTCTTTAAAACCCTGACTTACCCTTTGTAAAGGCATTGATTATAATAATTCTGTCTTATTTATCAGAGATTTTTTGATTCGTAGAGTGGTTCTGTTCCATATTCCCAATCATCATAGTCTTCATCATTACGAATTTTTTCATGAATTTCGTTTTGAACCTTAAAATTATGCTTTTTGGGTGTTAGATCGTCGTTGGAGATCTCTCTAAGTAGATTTTGATCCATTTTTTAGCTCCTGATTTGTAAAATCAGAACTTTTTACGGGGTTGCTATCCCGTTTTCAATTATATCATAGTCATCATCAAGAATTTCCTTCAAATATTCCTTATCCCAAAGGTCATAGTATGAAGTTTTTGCTAAATTTTCACGAAATTTACGTAATTTATCAGTAGGTTGACCTAAAATTAAGTTATATTTTCCATTATTAGTCTTAATTCCATTTATGAAGGTGTCGTATTGACCACAATCTTCAAAAAATTTCCATTTTTTATGTTTTGAATTGTAATAGTCAACCCAAAAGTTAATAGAATCGAGGTCAAGATAGTCTTCAATAATATAAATGATGACTTGATACCCTTCAATGGGTGCA